CTACTAAAAGAAGCTATTGCTGATGCAAAGGCGGTTAAAGAAACTGCTATTGCAAACGCCAAGGCTGCTTTAGAAGAAGCTTTCACCCCTCAACTTAAATCTATGTTTGCCGCTAAAATCCAGGAAATGGAAGATGAAGACGAAAACATGGAAGAAGCTTATGATATGGAAAACATGGATGAAGCCTCTGATATGGAAAACATGGATGAAGAGATGGATTTTTCTGAAGCAGAACTTGATGAAGAAACGTTTAATTTAGATGAACTTCTAGCTGAACTTGAAGGTTTAGATGAAGAAGAATCAACTGAAGAAAACTTAAATGAAGCTGAAGGTGATGAAGAAGAATCTGAAGATGAAGAAATGTCTGATGAAGACATGGAAGCTGAAACTTTGGATTTAGAAAACATGACTGATGAAGATTTAAAAAAATTCATTGAGCAGGTTATTGAAGACATGGTTCAAGCTGGCGAATTAGAAGCTGGTGAGAGCATGGAAGATGAGGGTGAAGAAGAGGAAGACGAAGAAGTTGACCTCGATGAACTCATGGCTGAAGCTTATCATGAGAAAGACATGAAAACAGAAGCCAGAAAAAAAGTTAGAAAGGATGATGAGAAAGATACAATGAAAAAAGATCTAAAAGAAGCACACGCTACTATTCAGAAACTTACTCAAGATATCAATGAAATTAACCTTTTAAATGCTAAGTTGCTTTACACAAACAAGATTTTCAAATCTAGTGCTTTAACTGAATCTCAAAAAGTAAAAGTATTGAGTTCCATGGATAAAGCCACCAACATTAATGAAGTTAAATTAGTTTATGAGTCATTATCTGAGAATTTGAAGCCTAAAAAAGCTCCAATCAAAGAAAATCTAAACTTTGCTTCTAAATCAACTGGTGCTACTCCTAAATCAACTCCATCTAATCCTATTTTAGATCCAACAATGGTAGCTAGATTTAAGAAAATCGCCGGAATTTAATTTTTAAACAAACAAAAACTCAACAGTATGTCACAATTACAATCCTTACTAGAGAGTGCTAACTCTTACAAAGTCATTCAAAATGACGCTGAAAAATTAGCACGTAAGTGGGCCAGAACAGGTCTACTTGAAGGACTTGCCTCAGAAACTGATAAGAACAACATGGCAATGATCCTTGAAAGTCAAGCAAAACAACTTCTAAATGAAGCATCTCAAACTGGTGGTACTGCAACCTTTACCGCTGGTACTGGTGAACAATGGGCTGGTGTTGCTCTTCCATTGGTAAGAAAGGTGTTCGGTCAAATTTCTTCTAAAGAATTTGTTTCCGTACAACCTATGAATTTACCTTCTGGTCTAGTATTCTACCTTGACTTCCAGTATGGTACTTCTAAAACTCCATTCACCGCAGGTGATTCAATGTATGGTGACCAAGGTGGAAACACTCCATTTGGTAACACTAATACTGGTGGTTTATATGGAGCAGGTCGTTTTGGTTACTCAATCAACAACACCTCCTCAGTTACTGGTATCAACTCAACCTCTTCAGCTAACTGGTTTACTGATTTCAATGCTGACGGAGCTTATTCAGCTTCATTTACTAATTATTCAGTGTATACTATTCCTACCTCTTCTTTAGGTGCCAATTATGATACTGAAGCTATCCGTGGTTTCTATATCTCAGGTTCAGGTGTTCTTCCTTCAAATATCTTACCTGCATTCACTAAAATTAGTGGTGGTAACTTGGAATTTGTAGCCGATAATAATTTATCTACTTCAGGTTCAAATGTCACTGTAACATTTACTCTGCAACCAGTAGATAACAAGAGAGGTGACTTTGAACAAGGTAATACTGATCTTAATGCAAATAACACTACTATCAACATCCCAGAAATCAACGTTAAGTTGAAATCAGATGCTATTGTAGCTAAAACTAGAAAACTGAAAGCTGTTTGGACTCCTGAGTTCGCTCAAGACTTAAACGCTTATCACGCTCTAGATGCAGAAGCAGAACTTACCTCTGTTATGAGTGAGTACATTTCTCTTGAAATTGATTTAGAGATCCTAGACATGTTGATTGACTCAGCTGCCGCTGGTACTGAATACTGGACTGCTGAAAACAACAAATCATTAGATGGTACTCAATATCTAAACACCAACTTAGGTTTCTTTAACTCACAAGGTCAATGGTTCCAAACTTTAGGAACTAAAATGCAGAAATTAAGCAACTTAATCCACCAGAAAACTCTACGTGGAGGTGCTAATTTCATGATTATCTCTCCAAGTGTAGCTACTGTTTTAGAATCAATCCCAGGATTTGCTTCTACTTCAGACGGTGATACTGCTAAAGCTAAATATGCGTTTGGTATTCAGAAATCGGGTCAATTAAACAATCGCTATGATGTTTATAAAAACCCATACATGAATGAAAACACAATCTTAATGGGTTATAGAGGTGGTCAGTTCCTAGAAGCAGGTGCTGTATTTGCCCCTTATATTCCATTGATTATGACTCCATTAGTGTATGATCCAGATACTTTCGTACCAAGAAAAGGTCTATTGACTAGATACGCTAAGAAAATGGTTCGTCCGGAATTTTACGGAAAAATCTATGTTAGTGGATTAAACACTATCTAATAGATAAAACCAATAAAAAGAAAAGAGGGAAGTTTATTTACTTTCCTCTTTTTTTATATATTTATAGTCAACAGTTAGATATATAGTTATATATTTAAAATAGAATTATAGTCTTAAAATAGAGGAATATGTTAAATTATATGGAGAATTTAAACCTAAAAAATTAAAAGAAATTAAAAATTTGAGTATTTAAGATAATAAGTGCCATATATATAATAAAACAATATAATGGAAGTTACTCAAAAAAGAAAACCTAAAGGCCCAATTAGATTTAAATCAGCTTTAAACGAAGAGCAGAAAAAAGCTAAGGAGGTTGTTATTAACAATGATGTTACAGTTTTGAAAGGTAAAGCAGGTAGCGGTAAAACATTTTTAGCCTGTCAAATAGCTTTAGATATGCTTTTTAAAAGAGATATATCCAAAATTATAATAACACGCCCAACAGTTTCTAAAGAAGAAATAGGATTTCTACCTGGTGATATGAAAGACAAATTAGATCCGTGGTTGGCACCTATTTACGCCAACTTACATCTCTTATACAATAAGGATAAGATAAACAAGGAATTGGATGAAGGTAATATTGAAGTTTTACCTTTTGCTTTCATGAGAGGTAGAACAGCCGTAGATTCAATAGTTATTGTAGATGAGGCCCAAAACGTAACTCATTCCCAGATGGAAATGGTTATTGGAAGATTAGGACAGAATTCAAAAATGATTATCTGTGGTGACACATCTCAGATTGATTTAAAAAGCAAAAAAGAATCAGGATTTGCTTTCCTAACAACAATTGCCTCTGAAGTTAAAGGTTTTGAGATATTTACTTTAGAGAAAAATCACCGCCATCCAATCGTACCGGAAATTTTAGACATATATAAAAAATACAATGACTAATTCTAATGTAATTATATCTCTTATTTTAGCTGTTATAATAGGGATATTTATAGGTTCTTCATTTAAAGGGTGTAGTCCACCAGATCCTTGTATAGTCACAGCAGATACCATAGTATTAACTAAAACGCGTATAGATACTGTATTTTTTGAGAAATTAGTAACAACAAATGGTGGTCAAATAAAACCTGATACTAATAAACCTGTTTCTAAAATACCTTGTGATACATCCTATTATACTCAAGAATATAATGATACTCTTATAAAAGGAACATTATATGCTACTGTTAAAGGAGAACTATTATCTTCAAGTTTAAAATATACCCCCAAATTCCCAAAAATAATAAATAGAACAGATTCTATATTTACTACTATAAATAAAACAGTTACTAAAACTGAGTATAGACAACCTTTTGGTTTAATATTAGGTGGAGGATTCGGAGCATCTCCTAAAGGAGACTTTACAGTTATGCCCCAAATTGGCATCCAACTTAAACAAAATCTAAATATAACATATGGGTATAATATAATCAACCAGTCACATGTTGTTATGATTCAAAAAGTATTCCCTTTAAGTAAATAATACATACGTATAATAAAACCATATGGCTATATTTGGTTCATCTCGTGACATTTCAATGTTTAGAAAAATCAACCGTGAGTTGTTAGGAGATGTTATTACTCAGCAATGCGCTGTTTATAAATTTAGACTAGAAGAAACTGAAGTTAATATTTATGGAGAAGCAGCCGAAGAAAAATACTATGAGGGTCCAATCTTAGTTAACTGTCTGATTGAAAGACCAGACCCCTCATATAATGAGTCAGATATGGGTCCTGATTATAACAGACAGGTTAATTTTAGATTTTTTAGAGATGATTTAGTGGATGCTAATTTGATATTAGAGGTAGGAGATATATTCTTATATCAAGAATTATATTTTGAGGTTCATAATGTAATAGATAATCAATTATTTGTAGGTAAGGATCCAAACTACCCAAATGAAACAAACCCATTAAACCCAGGTTTAGCAAATTTTGGCACAAATGTCTCTATTATCTGTTCAACTCATCAAATACCTGCAGATCGTGTAGGTATCACTAAAGAAAGATACAATGGCTAATAAGGGAAAAACACCAACACCTAAAACACAACGAGAAATAAGTATATCTCAGCATCAAGCATATGATGTTACTAGAGGTAATCCGAATTTAGAAAACCCAACTAATAGGGCAGAAGAATTATCATTTAAAAATGATACTACAAAACCATTTAATGTTGGATTAGAAGATATAGATAGTGCCATAATTTATTATTTTGAAAATATTATTCGTCCTACGGTATTACAAAATGGTACAAGAATTCCTGTACCTATAGTTTATGGTTCTCCTGAAAGATGGAAAGCAGTTCAAAAGGATGGTTTCTATAGAGATAAAAAGGGAAAAATTATGATGCCATTAATTGTCTTTAAAAGAACCAATATTGAAAAAAACCGTTCAATAGCTAATAAACTTGATGCAAATAGTCCTAATAATTATAAAGTATTTACTAAAGCATACTCCTCTAAAAATGCTTATGATAAATTCAATATACTGAATAACCGAAAACCACAAAAACAATATTATGCTGTAGTTATGCCTGATTATGTTACATTAACATATGAATGTATAATTTCAACATATTATGTTGAACAGATGAATAAAATAGTTGAGGCTATAAATTATGCTTCTGATTCATACTGGGGAAACCCAGAACAATTCAAATTTCAAGCTAGAATTGATTCATTTACTAATTCTACTGAACTACCACAAGGTGAACAAAGAGTAGTAAAAACCAATTTTTCCCTACGTTTATATGGATATATTATTCCTGATACTACTAATAAAGAACTATCAACCCAAAATAAATTCTCAGATAAAACTAAAGTAGTATTTAACTTTGAAACTCAAATTGGACCAGATAATACTCTTCCAAATTTCTAACATACATATAATAAAAATAAATGGCATTAACCTTATCAAATAGTGGTATAAATGATTCCTCAACAATTGAGGCATCTCATGTATCACAATCAATAGATGCTTTAACAGGAGCAGAAGCCTATGATATAACTATAAGTGGTAGTTTAACTATTACAGGTTCTTTAGCCATGAATGAAGGAGGATTAACAGGATCTATACAAGGAACTGCCTCATATGCTAATCAAGCTTTAACCGCCTCATATGCTTTAACTTCCTCATTTATACAACAGGCCGAATCAGCATCATATGCTTTAACAGCCTCATATGTAGAGAATGCCCAAACAGCCTCCCTTACTATTTCATCATCTTATGCTCTTACCTCAACTTCAGCCTCTTACGCGGTAAATTCATCTACCTCTAGTTTAGCATTAAATGTAGTAAGTGCCTCCTATGCTACAACCTCAAGTTATTCATTAATATCTGTAAGCTCTTCTTATGCTACAAATTCAGGTTTAGCTAATTTAGCCACATTTGCTAACTCAGCCTCATTAGCAGGAACAGCCACATCAGCCTCTTATGCCGCTACCGCATCTTTATTACTAGGAAGCGTTGAGAGTGCATCCTATGCTGCTACTGCCTCTTTAGTCATGACAGCCTCTTTTGCTTTATTAGCCTCTACAGCCTCTACTGCCACAACAGCCTCATATATCCTAAATGCAGTTAGTGCCTCTTTTGCCACTAAAGCAGCAACAGCAACAACGGCAACAACCGCAACATCCGCTAATGTAGCAACTGAGGCCATCTCAGCTGTTTCATCTCAAACAGCCACATCAGCCTCTTATGCCGCCACTGCTTCCTTATTACTAGGAAATGTTGAGAGTGCTTCTTTTGCCACAACAGCCTCTTATGCTCTTTTAGCTGAAGAGGCAACAACAGCAGTCTCAGCAACAACTGCAGCTAGTGCTTTAATATCCACTTCTGCATCTTTTGCCACAACATCAATATCTTCCTCTTATGCTGCTACCGCATCTTTATTATTAGGAAGTGTTGAGAGTGCTTCTTTTGCCACAACAGCCTCTTATGCTCTAAACGCAAAGGTTTCATCTATTTCCTCAGCCCAAAACCCCAATATAACTGGTTCAACATCCAATGATATATTATATTCTGAACTTGTTCCTGCAAATACTTTTACTACAGATGATATTTTAACATATAATGCTCGTGTATTTTTTGATAATATATCTGGAGGAAGTACAAACTCAGTTATAAGATTATATATAAATAATACTGGTTCTTTAGATGGAAATGAATATAATATTACTAGTTTTAGTGTTAATAATGGAGCCGGTGGTATTAATTATGTTAATATAACTAGAACTTTATTTGTTAATAATCAAATATCTAACACATATTGGTTAGTTGAATCAAGCCCAGAAGAGTCTCCTTCCTCTAATACAGGAGCATATGAATCAGGTTCAATTGATTGGTCAGGGGATCAATATGCTATTGTGACTGTTCAACCAGGAGAAAGCCCGTATGAGGTTATAGGTAAAGGAATATATATTAAAAAATAAATAAATTATGGAAAAAAAGGTTTTAACAGAAGAAGAAATGAAACAAATTGGAGGTTTACGAACTCAATTTGATGAATTAGTTTTTAAATTAGGTATGAATGAAGTTCAGCAGATTAATTTAAATCTTCAGAAAGAACAACTAGAAAAAGAATTAAATGAAATTCAACAACTTGAACAAAATTTAATTAAAGAAATTGAAACCAAGTATGGTAAAGGAAACATTTCATTAGAAACTGGAGAATTTATTCCTGTTTCTTGATTTTGAAATATCTATGCCATACATATAATAAAATAAATACTAATATAATATGGCAGAAATTTTACTATCACCCGGTGTATTAGCTAGAGAAAATGACCAATCTCAAGTTACTAGTTTACCTATTCAAGCTGGAGCCGCTCTTGTTGGTCCAACTGTAAAAGGTAAAGTAGGAATACCTAGACTTATTACTACTTATAGTGAGTATCAAGCTTATTTTGGTACTACTTTCACTAGCGGTTCTACAAATAATTCTCAAACATACACCTATTTTACCTCCATTTCAGCTTATAATTATTTCCAAAATGGTGGAACTAGTTTAATTGTAACTAGAGTAGCCTCAGGTTCATATACTCCAGCTGAATCACAACCTATTTCCTCAAGTGCAGATATTGGTTCATTAAATGCCTTTACCTTAGAAACTCTAAGTGACGGTGAAATTATGAACAGTGTAGGATCAGAAAATGCTCAAGGAGTGTTAGCAAATGGTTCAAAAGATAACTTAAGATGGGAAATTGTTTCTCCTAATACAGCCTCAGGTACTTTTGGTTTATTAATCAGAAGAGGAGATGATAGAACAAATAATAAAAGTGTTTTAGAAACATGGACTAATCTATCTTTAGATCCTAATTCATCAAATTATGTAGCCAGAATTATTGGTGACCAAACATTAACTACTCGTAATTCAGGAACTTCAGACATTTATCTACAACCATCTGGTTCATACCGTAACTCTTCTCGTTATGTAAGAGTTAGTAATGTAGCCTTAACCACTATAGATTATCTTGATAGTAATGGTGATGTTAGAATTAGTGCTTATACTTCCTCTATCCCAATTGCCCAAAGTGGTGCTTTTGAAAATGCCACTGGTAATATCGGTGGAAATAACAAGTATTATCAAGATATTACTAATGTTAATTCACAAGGTTTAGTAGGTGCAAATTATACTGATGTATTTAATTTATTGGCCAATAAGGATGAATACAGATATAACATCATCTCAGCCCCTGGTTTAATTAATGCCTTTGCAGGTCATTCAACAGTATTAAGTACTTTGATTTCAAATATTGAAAATAGAGGAGATGCTATTGCTCCTATCGATTTAGTAGGATATGGTTCCTCAATCGGTGCAGTAACTAGTCAAGCTGCTTCTCGTGATACTTCATATGCTGCTGCTTACTGGCCTTGGTTACAAACAACAGACCCAGACTCAGGTAAAAATGTATGGGTTCCTGCTTCCACTATGGTTCCTGGAGTTTATGCTAATAACGACAGAATTGCTGAGGCATGGTTTGCTCCTGCTGGTATTAATAGAGGTGGATTAGGTCAAGTAATCCAAGCTGAACGTAAATTAATTAACGCAGACAGAGATACTTTATATCAAGGAAAAGTAAACCCAATTGCTACATTCCCTAATACAGGTGTGGTAGTATTTGGACAGAAAACATTACAAAAACAAGCATCAGCTCTTGATAGAGTAAATGTTAGAAGATTATTAATTGAGTTAAAATCCTACATTTCTCAAGTAGCAGACAACTTAGTATTTGAACAAAACACTACTGCCACTAGAAATCAATTCCTAGCTCAAGTTAACCCATATCTTGAATCTGTACAACAAAGACAAGGTCTATACGCATTTAGAGTAGTAATGGATGACTCAAATAATACTCCAGATGTGATTGACAGAAATGAGTTAAGAGGTGGTATTTATTTACAACCTACCAAAACCGCTGAATTTGTTTATTTAGACTTTAATGTCCTTCCAACAGGAGTAACATTTGCATAAACTTTGTAAAAATAACATACATATCATAGAACAAATAAATATACTAAAATGGCAGTACTAAACCCAAACGAAATATTCTTTACCGCTTTTGAGCCTAAACTACAAAACCGCTTCATTATGTATATTGACGGAATCCCCGCTTATACAATTAAAGGAATCAGTGG